ATGATAATCATTTCTCCGAATTAAAAGAGGCAGAATTATTAAATGAGAGACTATCTCTTGTTGAAACTGCACAACCATATGTGGGCAAATATTACTCACAGGACTACGTAAGACGCCATATCTTGCGTCAAACTGACATCGAAATCCTTGAGCAAGATAAACTTATCAAGGATGAAATCAAAAAAGGTATCATTCCTGATCCTGCAACAATCGATCCAGAAACTGGTCAACCACTAGATGCAGGGCAAGATCCAGCATCAATGGACCTGGGAGCACCAGTCATGGAACCAGAGATTGATGCTTCTTCTACTGAACCAATTGAGATGCCCAAGGGTGGCGAGATATAAATATAAGTAAATTTGTAACATGGGAAACATGGATGAACTTTTAGACATGATGATTACTGATGGATCACCTTCGAAAATATCTGATACAATCAAAGACTTACTTTTTAGTAAAACTAGTGAGAGAGTCTCCTCCCATAGAGAAACGGCTGCTGCTTCTCTCTTTGGTGGCAATCAGGAACAGTCTGATACTGAAGTAGAAGCAGAAGAAGAATAAATAAAATATACAAGTAGATTATAAAAATGTCACGCATTTTACCATTAGGAGAAAAAGCAGCACTAGCAGCAGGTAGCAGTAATGCAACTACTGTTGGTAATGCAACCGTTGTGAGAATTGTTGCAACTGCGGGTGTAGTCGTTGTATTCAGAACAGACTCCAGTGATACAGTTATTGGGTCTTTCACTCAACTTAACAACAGTGTTGAGATAGTTGAGAAGAGTCCAAGCGATAAAATTTATGTAACCGGAGCTGCAGTTGAGGTAGCAAAAGTAGGATTCACCAATTAAAAACAATGAAACTTATCAGAGAAGAGATCGAATCTGTCAAATTTCTTGTAGAGAAAACAAAGTCTGGCAAGAAATCACTGTATATTGAGGGAGTATTCCTTCAGGGAAACATTAAGAACCGCAATGGTCGTATGTATCCTATGGATACTCTTCGTCGTGAAGTTTCTCGTTACAACGAATCCAACGTTCAGGCAGGTAGAGCACTTGGAGAACTTGGACATCCCGATGGTCCTACTGTGAATCTTGATAGAGTATCACATAAGATTGTCTCATTAAGAGAGAGTGGAAATAACTTTATTGGTAAGGCAAAAATCCTCGGAACACCGATGGGTAAGATTGCCGCAAATCTTGTAGAAGAAGGTGTAAAACTTGGCGTTTCTTCTCGTGGTATTGGATCACTTAAAACAACAAAAGAGGGATGCAATATTGTTGGCGACGACTTCATGTTAGCAACTGCTGCTGATATTGTTGCCGATCCTTCGGCACCTGATGCATTTGTTGAAGGTATTATGGAAGGTAAAGAATGGGTCTGGGAAGGTGGATTACTTCGCGAAAAATATGCTGAACAGACCAAAAAGAAAATCAACACACTCGTTGATCAGAGAGCGTTAGAGGAGCATAAACTCCAGTTATGGGGTGATTTCTTATCTAATCTTTAATTTTATAAATAAATATAGTTTTAATACCCGGCAATAACGGAGAGTTCAAATGTCTCGTGGAGATTTACAAGAAATGGAAGTAAAGACACAGCAATCCAAAACTGCTGTTAATTCTGGGGCTGCTGCTGCAGATCCTATGCCTAAGATGGCAGATCCTGGCACTCAACTGGCTAACGTTGAGGATCTCGGTGGTCCTACTCCCGAGAACTATAAGTCGGATGATGATTCGGCAAAACTGAAAGAGCCAGGTGCTACCCTCAAGCAAGTCAAGGATATAGTCACCAAAGGTGCTAAACCTGCTGACCCAATGCCTAAGGGTATGAAGGAAGAGGAAGAAGTAGCAGACGAAGAAGAAGTAGTAGCAGAAGAAGAAGAAACAACCGATGAAGTAGTCGCTGAAGAAGAGACTGCTGAAGATGAAGTTGTTTCCGAAGAGGAAGTCGTTGCTGAGTATGACATCGAAGAAGATGTCAATGCTCTCCTCGCAGGCGAAGAACTCTCCGAAGAATTCCAGGCAAAAGCACGCACCATCTTTGAGGCAGCAATCAACTCTAAGGTTGCTCAAATCAAAGAAGAACTGGAAACAAAGTATGCAGAACAGTTCGCTGAAGAAATTGTTGCTGCTAAAGAGTCACTCGCTGAGCGTGTTGATTCTTACCTTGAGTATGTCGCTGACGAGTGGATGACAGAAAATCAACTCGCAGTCGAGCATGGACTCAAGACTGAGATGACTGAATCATTCCTCTCCGGAATGAAGAGTCTTTTTGAAGAACATTATGTAACAATCCCTGAAGAGAAGTATGATGTTCTTGAGAGCATGGTAGAAAAACTTGATGATATGGAGACAAAACTCAACGAGCAAATCGAAAAGAATATCTCCCTCAATTCCAGACTCAATGAGTCGGTTGCTGAAGGAATCTTAGATCAAGTCTCTGATGGTCTTGCACAGACACAGAAAGAGAAGCTCGCCTCACTTTCCGAAAGTGTAGAGTTTGAAAGTGAAGCACAATATCGTGAAAAGTTAGAAACACTGAAGGAGTCATACTTCTCTCAGAAGACCGTTTCTACTCCAGCTAAGACCGAGACCCTCTCTGAAGGTGTAGAGAGCAACCATCAATCCTATACTGGTTCGATGGAATCCTACATGAGAGCACTGGGTTCTACACTTGGCAAAAACTCCTGATTTTAACATTAACTCAAACGTAAACTAACCACACATAGGTAAAAGCAAATGTTCCATTCCGAACAGTTGCAGGAAAAGTGGGCACCTCTCCTCAACCATGAGGGTCTTGATAAAATCGAGAACTCCCATAAGAGAGCAGTAACCGCAGTCCTGCTGGAAAACCAAGAAAAATTCCTCCGTGAGCAAACTGCCTTCGAGCAAGGCACCACAATGCTTACTGAGCAACCTAACATGAACACCCAAACCGGCTCTGCTGCTGGTTTCTCGGGTGGTGCTACCGCAACAGGTCCTGTTGCTGGTTTCGATCCCGTTCTGATTTCTCTGATCAGACGCTCTATGCCTAACCTGGTCGCATATGACCTCGCAGGTGTTCAGCCAATGTCTGGTCCTACTGGACTCATCTTTGCGATGCGTTCACGTCGCGACAGTCAGTCTGGTGCTGAAACCTTCTTCGATGAAGTAGATACCGCATTCTCCGGTCAGGACAAAGGTCTTGACCTCACCAACGGCATGACCAATGCTGCAGTTGGTATGGGTACTACCGGATTCAACCCTGGCACTAACCCTGGTGCTCTGAATCCTTCCTCCAACACCACACAGAAAGCATATTCTGTTGGTCAGGGTATGCGTACAGACGACGCAGAAGCACTTGACGGTACTGGAAGCAATGCTTTCAACCAGATGGCATTCTCGATCGAGAAAGTCACCGTTACTGCGAAGTCCAGGGCACTGAAGGCTGAGTATTCCTTAGAACTCGCACAAGACCTCAAGGCAATCCACGGTCTGAACGCTGAAGCGGAACTGGCAAACATTCTCTCTACTGAGATTCTTGCCGAGATCAACCGCGAAGTCATCAGAACCATCTACAAGACTGCTGAGTCTGGTGCTCAAGTCAACACCGCAACCGCTGGTGAGTTCGACCTCGATGTCGATTCCAACGGACGCTGGAGTGTTGAGAAGTTCAAGGGTCTCCTGTTCCAAATCGAGCGTGATGCTAACGCAATCGCACAAAGAACTCGTAGAGGAAAGGGCAACATCATCATGTGTTCCGCAGACGTTGCTTCTGCACTGACCATGGCTGGTGTTCTCGATTACACCCCTGCACTCAACGCTAACCTCAACGTTGATGACACCGGTAACACCTTCGCTGGTGTTCTCCAAGGTAAGTATCGTGTATACATCGATCCTTATTCCGCAAACAGTGCTGCTAATCAGTACTACGTTGTTGGTTATAAGGGAACCTCTCCTTATGACGCTGGTCTGTTCTATTGCCCATATGTACCCCTCCAGATGGTACGTGCTGTCGGCGAGAACTCCTTCCAGCCCAAAATCGGATTTAAGACCCGCTACGGCATGGTTGCTAATCCATTCGCTGAGGGTCTTACCCAAGGCAGCGGCGCTCTCACAGTTAACGGAAACCGTTACTACAGAAGAGTCACTGTTAAGAACCTTATGTGATCCATCGGATACACAAAGTTACAAGACCTCCTTCGGGGGGTCTTTTTTCATGCATGGGTTTATAAATAACGATGCCTTATTTACTTTTATGACACCTCACAAATACGATCACATATTAATCTATTCAAATCCAACCAAATACAAATTCAAAAACAAGCCAAATCCAATCACATATAAAGATCCTAAATTTATCCAACTAAGAATCTATTATAAGTGTGAGAGTGAACATTATAGGAGGAAGAAGACAACAACTTAATATTCATATGACCCCATTTAGGGGTCTTTTTTTGTGCCTGATAAATAGTCAATATTGTCTTTAAAGAAAATGGCATTTCACATTAAAAAACCCTCTACACTGATTGCAGAAGTTACAGTTTATTATAAAGATGATAATCGTTGGACTGATATTTTTGATGATAGAAAAACTTATGATACTGACCCATCTGCACTTCTTGTCAATGAAGATGGAACAAACGGTGGGTTCACTGGAGCAACTGTTGTTGATGAAGGTTGATACCAGTGCCTATTAGAAGAGAACCTGTAAAAAGAACAACAAGTCAGATTGAAAATAGAAATTATTTAAATCCTACTGGATTTAGATTTACTCTTCGTAGATCTCCTCAAGCTGCTTTCTTTTGCAATCAAGTTAATATTCCCAACATGACTTTGGGTGTAACCGTTCAACCAAACTATTTGAGACCTATCCCTGTTCCAGGAGATACAATAGAGTTTGGTGATCTCCAACTAAGATTTCTGATTGATGAAGATCTTGGAGATTATATGGAAATTCAAAGGTGGATTCGTGGATTAGGATATCCTGAGAGTTTAAATCAGTTTGAAGACTTAGAAAGTCAAGCAGAAGTTTTTGGAAGATATACTAATGATGGAGATAATATTTACTCTGACGGAACTTTAAGTATTCTTTCAAGTAATCTTGTTCCTACACATCAAATCTTTTTCAAGGATTTATTTCCATATGATCTGTCCACTCTAACCTTTGATGCTACTCAAACCGATCAAGAATACTTTACAGCAGACGTATCTTTCAAGTATACTATATACACGATATGTGATATGCAAGGAACTCCTTTATGATCGATCTTGATAAACTTCAAGAAATATGGGAAAAAGATTCCAAGATTGACATGGACAATCTACATACTGAATCTACAAATATTCCCACTCTTCATGCGAAGTACTTTGAGTTATATAATACCATATTTCTAATGAGAAAGAAAGCAGAGCAGCAGAGAAAAAATATCCGCCATGAGAGATATGAATATTTTAGCGGTAAAGCAGACCCAGAAGTTTACATAGAAAAACCCTTTCCAAAAAAGATTCGTGATAAAGATACAATGCAGAAGTATCTTGATGCAGATGAGAAACTCTCTTCTGTTTGTTTAAAAATTGATTACTACGATACAATGCTCACATACATTGAGAGTATACTTAAACAGGTAACCAATAGAACTTATCAAATAAAGAATGCGATTGAGTTCATGAGATTTAATGCGGGGTTGGGGTGATGTATGACACAGATGACAACAGTGAATATTGGTCAATTGAAGTAAATATTCAAGCAGTTCGTTTGATTCATAAAGGATTATCCCAGGCAGTAAATAAGTGGTCTGGTGGAGACCCTCAAGAGCAGGAAGATTTGATTTCCATGAGAGATAATTTTTATAAAATGATTCTAGAATATCAGTTTAATAATATGTGATAAATATTCATAGATGAATGGATCTATGTGATTGATACAACAGCAAATCTTGTTATATCAAAATCAAACGAAGTATTTTTAAAAATCAGTACTGAACCACATATTGAATATGAACTTAGAGACCACTTTAAGTTCGAAGTTCCCAATGCAAAGTTCATGCCACAGTATCGTGGTAGAAATTGGAACGGAGAAATTCATTTATATGATATGAGATCGAAGCAGATCTATGTTGGTCTGTTAGATAAGATTGTTTCATTCTGTGAGAACTACGGATACACTTATAAGTTTGAAGATAATAAGTTCTATGGTGCTCCATATGAGGAGAATCAACACATCTCTATGGAAGGTGTGAAAGACTACATGAACTCTATTTGTTCTCACTCTCCACGTAAATATCAAATTGAGGGAGTATACGGAGCTTTAAAGCATAATAGAAAGCTATTGATAAGCCCCACTGCTTCTGGCAAATCATTGATGATTTATTCTCTCGTAAGATATTACGTTGACCAAGGAGAAAAAATTCTTTTAGTTGTTCCCACGACATCTCTTGTAGAGCAGATGTACAAGGATTTTCTGGATTATGGTTGGAATGCTGACTCATATTGCCATCGTATCTATTCAGGAAAAGAAAAAAGTAATGATGCCCCAGTTACTATTACGACTTGGCAATCTGTATACAAACTTGATAGATCTTTCTTTGAAGACTATGGTTGTATTATAGGCGATGAAGCACATTTATTCAAGTCTAAGTCTCTAATACAGATCATGACTAAACTTCATCATGCAAAGTATAGATTTGGTTTCACTGGTACTTTAGACGGCACACAGACCCATAAGTGGGTGTTAGAGGGATTGTTTGGTCCATCATATAAAGTCACTAGAACTGATGAATTGATGAAACAGGGACATTTATCTCAGTTAGACATTCAATGTCTAATACTCAAGCATCCACCACAAACATTTGAAACATATAATGATGAAATAGAATATCTGATTTCACATGATCAGAGAAACAACTTCATTAGAAATCTAGCACTTGATCTTAAAGGGAATACACTTGTGCTTTTCCAGAGAGTCGAGAGCCATGGTGCTATACTCTATGAAAAGATAAATAAGAACAAGAGTGAGGACCACAAAGTATTTTTTGTACATGGTGGGGTGGATGCTGAGGAACGAGAATTAGTAAGAGAGATAACTGAGCGAGAAAACAAGGCAGTTATCGTCGCATCTTATGGAACTTTTTCTACAGGTATCAATATTAAAAACCTCCATAATGTTATCTTTGCCTCTCCAAGTAAATCCAGAATCCGTAATCTTCAGAGTATTGGACGAGTTCTTAGAAAAGGAAAAGGAAAGGTGAAGGCAACATTATATGATATCTCAGATGATTGTTCTACCAAGTCAAGACGAAACTACACATTAAACCATTTTATAGAAAGGATCAAAATCTATAACGAAGAAAAATTTAATTATGATATAATCACTATTCAATTAAAGGTATGATGGAAGACGACTTTTATGCAACAATTAAATTAAGATCAGGTGAGGAAATATTTTCAAAGGTTGCTGCCTCTGAAGAAGAAGATAGAACAATGTTAATATTGTCTAATCCAATCACCATTAATGAAATTAAATCCAGAGGTGGCACTGTAGGATATAAATTAGAACCATGGTTAAAGACAACTAGTGATGACATGTTTATCATTAGATTGGATGATGTCCTAACAATGTCTGAATCATCTGATGTTGAAATGATCATGATGTATCAAGATTATATTCGTAGATCGGATAAAAATAGAAGTAGTGAAGCAGATCTAAGTCGAAATATGGGATACTTAGGAACAGTTAATGACACTAAAGAACTTCTAGAGAAGATATTCAAGAAGAGTTCTGAAGAGCTATAGTTTATCTAATCAACCCTAACAGAGTTAGTCTACAGGACTTTTGATACCTTGTCAAGTATTTAAGTTAATGGTATAATCTATACATATTATGAGATAAACTTATGATACAACCAGGCATGACAAGAAGAAGAAGGTCGGAACATTATGTAAATAATAAAGAGTTCCTTGCAGCATTAATTAAGTATCGTGAAGATAAAGAGATTGCAGCAGCTAAGGGTCTTCCAAAACCAGTTATTCCTCGCTACATAGGTGACTGTTTTTTGAAGATTGCAAATCATTTATCATTCAAACCAAACTTTGTGAACTACATGTTCAAAGAGGATATGATCTCTGATGGTATTGAGAACTGCGTTCAGTATATACATAATTTTAATCCAGAGAAATCCCAGAATCCCTTTGCGTATTTCACTCAGATTATTCATTACGCTTTTCTGCGTCGTATTCAGCGAGAGAAAAGACAGTTAGATATTAAGAATAAAATTATTGAGAAGTCAGGGTATAGCGAAGTCTTCGACGATAATAATACTCTTGACGGATCGAACTATAGCGACTATAATCAGATTAAGGATAACGTCCACTCTAAACTCCGTGGTTGATGAAGGTTGCAATCATTACAGACCAACACTTTGGTGCTCGTAAGAACTCCAAGTTGTTTCATGATTATTTTCTAAAATTCTATAATGACATTTTCTTTCCGTATCTAAAGGAGAATGGAATTACTACGATCGTAGATATGGGAGATACTTTCGACAGTCGTAAAGGTATTGACTTCTCTTCGCTTGCCTGGGCAAAGGATAATTATTATGACCGTCTAAAGGATATGGGAATACATATTCACACGATTGTAGGTAATCACACCGCATATTATAAGAATACTAATAATGTGAATGCTGTAGATCTTCTTCTTCGTGAGTATGATAACGTAACTGTATATTCGGAAGCAACAGAGGTTAAGTTAGGAAAACTTAAGACCTTGTTTATTCCTTGGATTAATCAAGAAAATGAAGAAACGACTCTTAAACTTATTGAAAGTTCAACTTGCAAGTGTGCGATGGGGCACCTTGAGCTCAACGGATTTAGAGCTCATCGAGGCTGCGTCATGGACCATGGTCATGAGAGCAAATTATATAACAAGTACAAGCGGGTATTTTCGGGTCATTACCATACAAGATCTGATAACGGGAAAATCTTCTATCTAGGTAATCCTTATGAAATGTTCTGGAATGATGTAGAAGACCCAAGAGGATTTACAATCTTTGATACAGAATCTTTAGATCATTTTCACGTTGATAATCCTTATAGGATGTTCTATAATATTTACTACAATGATACGCCACATCAACTCTTTGATGCGAGTGAGTATGGTAATAAGATTGTCAAAGTGATTGTTCGTGAGAAAACAAGTAGCAAAGACTTTGAGAAGTTTATTGATAAACTTTATGAGGTTGGAGTTGCTGATCTTAAAATTGTAGAGAACTTTACTCTTCAAGAAGCAGAAGATTTTGAAGTATCTGAATCGGAAGATACGATGTCTATATTAGATAGATATATTCAAGATGCTGATATCAATCTAGACAAATCAAAAATTCAAAATATCATGAGGAGCACTTATCAAGAAGCATGTGAGATGATATAATGTACATACTAACAATTTACGGTAAAGAAAAGGAGGGTGCATATTCAGTAGAAGATGATGCTGGAGAACAAATCTTATATCTCTTTCAAGCAGAAGATGATGCAACTCGATTTGCTATGATGCTTGAAGAGGATGGAAGTCCCACTATGCATGTAATCGAAGTAGAAGATGAAGTTATGATAAAAACATGTGAGTTGCATGAATATCAATATACTATTATCACTCCAAATGACGTTGTAATTCCTCCCACCCATAAGCATGATTATATTTGAAAATATTCGTTGGAAAAATTTTCTGAGCACAGGGAATCATTTCAGTGAGATTGACTTTTTAGCATACTCTACCAACTTGATTATTGGATCGAATGGTTCTGGTAAATCAACTGTTCTTGATGCTCTGACATTTTCTTTGTTTGGAAAAGCATTTCGTAAAATCAATAAGCCACAACTCATCAACTCTATCAATGAAAAGGATTGTGTTGTAGAGGTTGAGTTTAGTATTAGTGGAACTAAGTGGAAAATACAACGTGGTATTAAACCAAACATTTTTAAGATTTGGAGAGATGATGACCTCTTAGACCAATCTTCTGCCGCGTCAGATCAGCAAAGATGGTTGGAGCAGAACGTTCTGAAGATGAACTATAAGTCATTCACACAGATTGTTGTTCTTGGTAGCAGCACATTTGTCCCCTTTATGCAGTTGACCAACTCTGCCCGTAGAGAAGTGATTGAAGATCTTCTTGATATTCGTATCTTCTCTAGTATGAATACCGTGATCAAAGAGAAGATTCGTTTATTGCGAGAGGATATTAAAGTTCTTGACTTGAAGAAAGAGTCCCTGAATGATAAAGTTCGTATGCAGCAAAACTTTATTGAGGAGTTAGATGCAAGAGGAAAGCAGAACATTGTGGACAAAGAAACAAAGATTGGTGAACTTCTTGTAGAAGAAAATGACTGGATGGG